GCAACCTCTTCTACGGCCAAGTGGTGAAAATCCACACTGACGGTTACATCCGCCTCGTGACTGAGACTGGTGGCACCGGCGACGCATTCCCCGCTGGCACCATCGGTGTCTTCGTGGGCTGCTCGTATGTCAACGCGCAAGGCCAGACGGTCTTCTCGCAGTACTATCCCTCGGGTTCGCTGAACGCTGTGGCCTTCATCATTGATGACGACCGCGCCGTGTTCCAAGCCCAGGCCGATGGCCCTGTGACGCAGACTCAACTGGGTCAAAACATGCTCTTCGCCGCTGCTCAGAGCGGTACGGCAGGCACGGGTGGTTCCACCACTTCGGGCAATTCGCTGTCCGCCCTGAGCGCCACGACGCAAGCCCTCACTGCGGGCTTCCGTCTGGTCGGTTTCGTCAACGGTCCGTTTTCGACTGTTGGTGATGCCAAGACCGATGTGTTGGTGAAGTTCAACATCGGCCAGCATTCGTACACGAATGCAACTGGCGTTGCCTGATAAGGAGTGATCTGAAATGGCAATTTCTCGTGCCCAACTACTCAAGGAACTCCTGCCCGGCCTGAACGCTCTGTTCGGTATGGAGTACGCTCGCTACGGCGAAGAGCACAAGGAAATCTACGAGACTGAAAAGTCCGAGCGTTCCTTTGAAGAAGAAACCAAGCTGGCTGGCTTCAGTGCCGCTCCGGTGAAGAACGAAGGTCAGGCCATCGCGTATGACAATGCGCAGGAAGCCTTCACCGCTCGTTACAACCACGAGACTATCGCCCTTGGCTTCTCGATCACCGAGGAAGCAGTGGAAGACAACCTGTATGACAGTCTGTCTGCCCGCTACACCAAGGCTCTGGCCCGTGCGATGTCCTACACCAAGCAGGTCAAGGCCGCTGCCGTTTTGAACAACGGCTTCAACGGCGCTTACCCCGGTGGTGACGGCGTGTCGCTGTTCGGCGTCAACTCCTCGGCTGCTCGCGTGGGTCACCCCCTGGTTTCCGGTGGTGTGAACTACAACAGCCCGTCTGTGGCAGTAGACCTGAACGAGACGTCGCTCGAAAACGCTGTGATCCAGATCGCTGCGTGGACGGACGAACGCGGTCTGCTGATCGCCGCCAAGCCTGTCAAGCTGGTCATTCCGCCCAGCCTGATGTTCGTTGCCAAGCGTCTGCTTGACACCGAACTGCGCGTGGCCACTGCTGATAACGACATCAACGCTATCAAGCAGATGGGTGCGATCCCTGGTGGCTTCACCGTCAACCACTTCTTGACCGACGTTAACGCCTGGTTCCTGACCACGGACGTGCCCAACGGTCTGAAGCACTTCGAGCGTGTCGCTATGGGCACCTCGATGGACGGTGACTTCGACACCGGCAATGTGCGCTACAAGGCCCGCGAGCGCTACAGCTTTGGATGGAGCGATCCGCTCGGAATTTGGGGCTCTGCTGGCGCCTAATCAGCGTCGGAAATCGGGAAAGGGGGCCTTGTGCCCCCTTTCTTTTTGGCCTATATTCAACACAGTCCCAAGATTTTCAACCTGCTTGCTGACCGGCTTGGCGGACTGACCTCACAGACAGCAAGCGCAAATGAGGAGCCATAAATGGCACGCACTACCTTCTCCGGCCCGGTTAAGTCTGACAACGGCTTTGAGGGCGCAATCACGGGTAACGTTACCGGCAACGTCACTGCCACCACTGGCACTTCGACGTTCAACAACGTGGAGATCACCGGTAACACGGGCATCGGCAATGCCGCTACCGACACCATCGGTTTCTACGGCGCTACCAAGATTGTTCGTCCGACGACCGCCGTGACGGCTGCTGCTTTTGCCGCCAACACCAGCGGCATTACCAACGATACAGCCACTTACGGCGGCTACACGATGGGCCAAGTCGTTGCGGCGCTTAAGAATCTCGGCCTGCTGACCTGATAAGGGGCGCATCATGGCGATGCAATACGACGTTAAATCAGCGCACATGGCTGCGTCTGGTGTAGCGGTCACCTACCGTACGCGTCTCAAGGGTGCGATTGTTTCGGCCAATGCCAGTGCTGCCACGCGCAACACGGTGTACGCCAACAATCTGGCTCAGACCGGCACGTACGGTCGTTCGACCAATACAGTCACGGTGACCATCACGGCGCACGGCCTTGCCACTGGCGACCGCGTGTGGCTGTCCTTCTCGGCAGGCACTGGCGGCACGGCGACGACCAACGTGTACTCTGTGACGGTATCCAACGCCAACACGTTCACGGTTACGGATACTGCGTCGGGCACCATCACTGGAAGCCCCGCAGTCACCATGTACGCCGATCTCTTGTTGGAGGCCGACTCGTACAACTCGACAGCGTTCAACGTGATCATTCCCGGTGAGGGCATCCTGGCCGAGAACGGTATCTACGTTGGCTTGGTCAGCAACGTCACCACGACGATCTTTTATGGCTAAGACCCCGGCATGGCAGCGCAAGGAAGGAAAGAACCCCAAGGGCGGCTTGAACGCCAAGGGGCGAGCCTCCTACAACGCCGCGAATCCAGGGAAGCCCGGACTGAAGGCTCCACAGCCGGAGGGCGGGCCACGCCGCGACTCTTTCTGCGCCCGTATGAAAGGGATGAAAAAGAAGTTGACGAGCGAAAAAACCGCAAAAGATCCGAATTCGAGGATTAACAAGAGTCTTCGGGCATGGAACTGCTGATATGGAACATCATCCTGTCCTTCCTGTCGGCGATCATCTTGTGGGTGATCAAGTCGCACACAGAGGAAGTACAGCGTATTCAGATTCTTCTCAACCGTACGCGAGAGGAGATCGCCAAGGAGTACGTCACGAAGGGCGATGTGCACGACGACATGAACCGGGTGATCGCTCGGTTGGATCGTCTTGAAGGCAAGCTCGACGCGTACATGAAGGAGCAGCGAAGTGCCCTCAGTTAGTCGTAAACAGCACAACTTGATGGCGATGGTGGCCAACGATCCCGCCGCTGCCAAGCGCATGGGCATTCCTCAGTCTGTTGGCGCAGAGTACATGAAGGCCGATAAGGGCCGTAAGTTTGGTTCTGGAAGTCGAGCAGACATCCAGTCCATCAACAAGCCGAAAACCAATCACGGTAAATCGGCAGTTCTTGCAAAAGGTGGCGATGTGAAAGAGTCCAAGGCGATGGTTAAGAAAGAGATCGGCTTTATGAAGAAGGCCGGTGCTCCCCGTTCAATGATCAAACATGAGGAGTCCGAAATGAAGGGCATGAAGAAGATGGCTTCTGGCGGTATCACCAAGGCCAAGATGGGCGCAGTTCCTACCGCTGCTCCTAGCCGCGACGGTCTGGCCACCAAGGGCAAGACCAAGGGCACGATGGTCAAGATGGCCGCATCGAAGCCTCTGGGCATGAAGCGCGGCGGAAAGACCTGCTGACATGAAGCGCCGCTACAACGATGGCGGTGGCGTCTTCCGTGAAGGCATGGAAGTTCCTGCCAATACGGAAGACATGAAGTCTGCTCCGAAGCCGCTTACTCCAGCTCAGCGCCTTGGAAAGATGAACATCGACAAAACGGGCAAACTGACTCCGGCAGAACGTCGGAAGTTGGAGCGCGATATGAAGATGGCATCTGACCCGATCCCCAAGGCCAAAGGTGGTACTGCTTCGTCTCGTGCAGACGGCTGTGCCATGCGCGGCAAGACCCGTGGAAAGATGGTGTAACCATGATGCCTAGCCGGGGGATGGGGGCAATCGCCCCCTCCAAGATGCCCAAGAAGAAGGTCATCCGACGCAAGGATGACCCGAACGACGTTGACATGTACGCCGAAGGCGGGACCACCAAGTCCAAAGTCAACGAAGCGGGCAACTACACCAAACCCGGTATGCGCAAGTCGCTCTTTGAGAAGATCAAGGGGCAGGCTACGCAGGGCACGGCGGCAGGTCAGTGGAGCGCCCGCAAAGCGCAGCTTCTGGCCAAGCAATACAAGGCCAAGGGCGGCGGGTACCGTGACTAAGAAGCCTCAGCAGTCTCTGAAGGACTGGACTGACCAGAAGTGGAGGACCAAAAGTGGTAAACCGTCTAGTAAAACTGGTGAGCGATACCTTCCAGAAGCTGCGATCAAAGCTCTTTCCCCCCAAGAGTACGCCGCCTCAACCCGAGCAAAGCGAGCAGGCAAAGCCTCCGGCAAGCAGTTCGTAGCGCAACCCAAGGCTATTGCTAAGAAAACAGCGAGGTTCAGATGAGCAGCTTTGCACCGGGTACCGACCCTAGAGTTATGGCCGAGTTTGAGCGGCGGTTTTATGGCGCACGTGTGCCCGGGATGGTGCAGGGCGCAGAGGCTCAGGTTACACCGCAGCTTGCAGTTCGTGACGCAGGTCGAGTTGACGACTACAACCGAATGGTGTCGGGGATACCCGGTTTTCCGTCCTTTAATGCTGCAAGAACGGTTGGAGGTCAAACTCTTGGTTCTATGCCCTCGGGCAATGCCGGGCTGAGTAGCGACGCGATGACCCCCGAAGGTCAGCAGATGCTCGCCAACCTTAAATTACCTGAATATCGCGTTCCGCCGCCTGCGGATATGCAGCCGCAACAGCGGTTTAACCCGTATCAGCAACAGCGGTTCAACCCGTATCAGCAATTCCAGCAGTTCCAACAGCAGCAGTTCAACCCATACCAGCAGTTCCAACAACAGCAGTTCAACCCTTTCATGGGCGGCTTGGGCGGTCTGTTTAGCCAGATGGGCGGCTACGGCATGGGTTATAACCCCATGATGGGTGGCTTTGGTGGCTTTGGCAATGGCTTTGGCGGTTTTGGCAATGGTTTTGGCGGCTACAACCCCATGATGGGTGGAGGCGGCTTCGGCGGCGGTTTTAACCCGATGATGGGTGGCCAAGGCTTTGGTGGCGGCATGCAACAAGGCAATTTCGCTCAGCCTCAAGGCGGCTCAAGCCCGTTCGGCGGCGGGTTTGGTGGCGGTTTTGGTAGCCGTGGATACATGAACCAAATGAGTGGATCGGCACCAGCCGGTCAAGCTGCTGGTTTTGGAATGTATTAAACATAAGGCTAAGGCATGACAACTTCAGGCGTAGCTGCGTTTGACCTCGACCTCAATGAGATCGTCGAGGAAGCCTTTGAGCGTGCCGGTGGCGAGATGCGCACCGGCTATGACTTGCGCACGGCCCGTCGCAGCCTGAACCTGTTGTTCGCTGACTGGGGCAACCGGGGCGTGAACATGTGGACGTTCGAGCAGAACGTCATCACCTTGGCTACTGGTCAGCCGACCTACGCGCTGCCGGACGACACGGTAGATTTGCTTGACCATGTCATCCGCACCAACGCCAACGTCCCCAACAACCAAGCCGACCTAACCATAACCCGGATCAGCGTCAGCACCTACGCCACCATTCCCAACAAACTGATCACGGGCCGACCCATTCAGGTCTGGATTCAAAAACTGTCGGGTCAGGACTCTGTGCTTGCCGGGACGTTGCAGGCAACCATACTGGCTGACACCACGTCGATCCCGATTACTTCTTTGGCTGGTGTCCCCAATGCGGGCTTTATCAAGATCGACAACGAACTGATTGCGTTCAACGAAGTGCAGCCTGCTAGTGGCGGCAACCCGGCGTTGCTGCTGAACTGCGCCCGTGGCCAAGGCGGTACGACTGCCGCAGGCCATAACTCTGGCGCAGCCATCATCCTGTCGCAGAAAAACAGTATCACGGTGTGGCCAACGCCCAATCCGGGCACAACCTACCAGTTTGTGTACTGGCGCCTGCGCCGCCTGCAGGACGCCGGTGGTGGTGTCAAGACGATGGACGTGCCGTTTCGCTTCCTGCCCTGCCTCGTGGCCGGTCTGGCGTACTACATCGCGCTGAAGGTGCCTGATGGGCTGCAGCGCCTGGATATCCTCAAGGCCCAGTACGACGAGGCTTGGCAGACTGCTGCAGGCGAGGATCAAGAGAAGGCAGCGGTGCGGTTTGTGCCCCGGCAGATGTACATCGGGAGCGGCACCTAAATGGGCAACCGGTTTGCGTCAGGCAAGAATGCGATTGCGCAGTGTGACCGCTGCGACTTTCGGTTCAAGCTCACGCAACTGCGCAAGGAAGTCATCAAGACCAAGACATACAACCTCTTGGTCTGCCCAGCCTGCTGGGACCCCGACCAACCGCAGTTGCAGTTGGGCATGTATCCGGTCGATGACCCGCAAGGCTTGCGCGAACCGCGTCCTGATCTGAGTTACGTGCAGTCGGGGAATACGGGCTTGCAGGTTGTGGACACAACGGCAACCACGCAGGATGCGGTGGGTTTCCCGAGTGAGGGTAGTCGGGACTTTCAGTGGGGCTGGAACCCGGTTGGTGGTTCGCGCGGCCCCGATGCTGGGTTGACACCAAATTACTTGGTGTTGCAGGTTCAAATTGGTACAGTCACGGTTGTGACGGCATAGGAGCAAAAAATGGATGCGATGAAGAAAGTGGCCAAGGCCGAAGTCAAGGCGCACGAGCAGCGCATGCACGCTAAAAAGATGCGTGCTGGTGGCAAAACCAACAGCGACATGCTCAAGATGGGTCGTGGTCTGGCCAAAGTCGCCAACCAGATGAACCCTGGCCGCAAGCAGAAAGGTGTTTGACATGGCAACCTACAAGACCCCCAAGCCGGTGGCTACACCGGTTGTTGGCGCTGACGACATCAAGAAGGCGCTGCGCATGGACGTGTCCGTGGCCAACATGCACTCCAACGAATATAAGCCGACCAAGACCAGCGGCATCAAGATTCGTGGCACTGGTTGCGCTACTAAAGGTGTGATGGCTCGCGGCCCGATGGCTTGAGGTTGAGATGACCTACAACGAGTTGAAAGCGGCGATCATCGCCTATTCGGAGAACCAAGACTCCTCCTTTGAGGCGGAGATTCCGGTGTTCGTCCGTCAGGCTGAGCAGCGCATCTACAACTCGGTGCAGTTCCCGTCTCTGCGTAAGAACGTCACGGGTGTCACGTCGTCGGCCAACAAGTACCTTTCCTGCCCTGGAGACTTCTTGTCGGCGTATTCGTTGGCTGTCATTGCCCCGAACGGCGACTACGAGTACTTGCTGAACAAGGATGTGAACTTCATCCGGCAGGCGTACCCCAACCCGACGACTGACACTGGCATCCCGCGCTACTACGCGCTGTTTGGGCCTACGACGACCAACGACCCTTCGCCTGTCATTACCGACGAGTTGTCGTTCATTCTTGGCCCGACGCCCAACGCTACCTACAACGTCGAGTTGCACTATTACTACTACCCTGAGTCCATCACCGTTGCGGCGGACGGGCGTACGTGGTTGGGCGACAACTTCGACACGGTTTTGTTGTACGGCTCACTGGTTGAGGCTTACACCTACATGAAGGGTGAGCAAGACATGATGGGCGTCTACAACCAGAAGTACATGGAAGCACTGGCGATGGCCAAGCGTCTGGGTGATGGTCTGGAGCGCAGCGATGCGTACCGCAGCGGGCAGGCCCGTGTGCCCCCGCTACCTCAGAATAGAGGTGTCCAGTAATGCCCATCGACCAGGGTGCAACCAATCAGTTTAAGGTGGGCATGGCCTCGGGCCAGTTCAACTTCAGCACTGACACGTTCAAGATGGCGCTCTACACGGGCGGGGCCACGCTTGGACCGACGACGGCTGCATACACGACTGCCAATGAAGTTCCTACTGGTGGTGGCTACACCGCAGGTGGGGAAGTTTTGACCGTCAGCGTTGCCCCTACGACTGGTCCCGACCCAAACAACACGACGGCGTACCTGTCGTTTGCCAACGCTACGTGGAACCCGGCGGCATTCACTTGCCGTGGGGCGTTGATTTACAAGGTTGGTGGGGGTAATCCCACTGTTTGCGTTCTTGACTTTGGCAGTGACAAAACCGCTGTCACGTCTTTTCAAGTGCAGTTTCCCGTCGCGGACAGCACCAACGCCATCATTCGTATTGAATAGGAGATATTCATGCTCACCGAAAACTCACACACCTCGGACGCTGTGTCTGCCGGCCTTGTGGCCAAAACAGGTTTCTCTTCGGGTGCTTCGGGCGGCGGCGTTTTCCACGTTCAGTGCTTCGATAAGGACGGCAACCTGAAGTGGGAAGACCAGATGCACAACTTGGTGGTCAACCAAGGTTTGCAGGACATGAACACCCAGTACTTCAAGGGCAGCACCTATACGGCTGGATTCTTCCTTGGTCTGGTGACTGGCCCCGGCTCGGGTACGGCCTACGCTGCGGGTGACACCCTGGCAAGCCACATCGGTTGGACCGAGTTCACCAACTACTCGGGCTCGCGCAAGGCTGTGACGTTCGGTACGGCTACGACGGCTGATCCTTCGGTGATCAGCAACTCGGCCTCTCCCTCGCAGTTTGCAATCACGGGCGGTGGCGGCACGGTGGCCGGGGCGTTCCTCTGCACGGTGGCTTCTGGTACGTCTGGTGTGCTGTTCTCCGAAGCAGACTTCCAGTCTCCCGGCGACCGCGTGGTTGTGGCAGGCGACACGCTGAACGTGACCTACACCTTCAGCCTCGATGCCGCTTGAGGCTAGGGCCTTGTGTTTGGGGTAACCGCCTTCGCGGAGGCGCCGTTTGCTGCGGCGGGGGGCGGTGTTGCCTTTGATGCATCGGTAGAGGATTCGGCTTCGGCATCTGCGGCGTTTGCAGCCGTTGCTGATTTCCTTGACAACCTGAACGAGCAGATTACTGCGGCAGATCAGGTCGCAGTTGCCGAGTCCACCTTCTCGGCAGATGTCAGCGAGTTGGTTACTGGAGCCGATCAGGTTTCAGTTCTGGTGGATTTCCAGGCCAGTGTGGCCGACACTGTTTCGGGCTCAGACACCATGTCTGTTCTCGTGGACTTTGCGGTGTCGGTATCTGAGGCCGCATCCTCCGCAGACACGGTTTCTGCTCTGGCCGACTTTGCTCCGACAATCTCTGAATCTGCCCAGGCATCGGATGCGGTGCAGGCGTTGGCGCAGTTCTTTGCGTCCATAGCAGAGACGGCTACTGGCAGTGACACGTTTGTTGCCACCCTCACCTACAACGTCTTCATCGACGAGAGTTCAACGGCATCGGAAACTGTCGAAGCATCCGTGGCGTTTGCCGTTTTGGTGTCTGAGTTGGCGACGGCTTCGGACAGCACGCTTGTTGCCCCGTCTATCTTTAACGCGACGGTTGCCGAGCAGGCCACTGCGGCTGATTCTGTATTGGCGGTTGCCACATTCTTTGCTATCGTCACTGACGGCGCGGTTGCAGTGGATGTGATCACTGCGCGGCTTCTGTGGGAAATCATTAACGACTCGCAGAACGCCAACTGGGGCACCATATCCAACCCGCAGAACCCCGGATGGACGACAATTAACGATGCCCAGAGCACTCCCTGGAACGTCGTGAAAACCCAATCGTGAGATACCAAAAATGGCACTTGTCGTAAAAGATCGGGTCAAGGAAGTTACCACTACGACGGGCACCGCCGACTTGACGCTTGGCGGGGCGGTCTACGGGTTTCAGTCTTTTGCCATCATAGGCAACGGCAACACGACCTACTACGCCATCTACGACTCAGCCACGGGTGACTGGGAAGTTGGTATCGGTACGTACACGACCGCTGGCCCTACCCTGACCCGCACCACGGTCTTTGAGTCAAGCAACTCCGGCAGCAAGGTGGTCTTTGGTGCAGGCACCAAGGATGTATTTGTCACCTACCCGGCAGAGCGTGCGGTCTATCTAGATGCAGCGGGCTCGGCGGTTACTTTGCTGGATGTGGGCACGCTGGGGGTGGGCACGGCCAACATCACGACGGCCAACATCACGGCGGGCACGATCTCCACGACGCCGACCAACAACACAGACATCGTTAACAAGCAGTACGCTGACGCCATTGCATCGGGTATTCACTTTCACGAAGCTGTGGGGTATGCAACCACCGCAGCGTTGCCTGCTGTTACATACAACAACGGCACGGGCGGTGTCGGGGCTACGCTTACAGCAAACGCCAACGGCGCTTTGACGGTTGACGGCTACACGTTCGTTTCACCTGCGGACAACGGCACGCGGATTCTGATCAAGAACCAAGCTGACGGCGCGCAAAACGGCGTGTATACGCTAACTCAGGCAGGTAACTCCTCGCCCGGTGCGCCCTTTATCCTAACCCGCGCTACAGACTTTGACTCCGTTGGTACAGGGGTCGATCAGATCGACGAGGGCGACTTCTTCTTGGTGACCGGCGGCACGGCCAACGCCAACACTGCTTGGGTTCAGCAGACACCGCCTCCGATCACCATCGGCACAACAGCGATTGTCTTTCAGCAGTTCTCTGCGCCGATCACTTACACGGCAGGCACAGGGCTGAGCGAGTCTCCGTCTTACACGTTCAACATTGCCAACATCGGCACGGCTGGCACATACGGCACCGCCTCACAGGTTCCCGTGTTTGTCACGAACGCGCAGGGGCAGGTCACGAGCGTAACCAATACCGGCATCGCCATCAGCGCGGGTGCGGTGTCAGGACTGGCTGCGTCGGCTACGACGGACACGACCAACGCATCGAACATCACCTCGGGCACGCTGCCTGTGGCTCGGCTGTCTGGCTCCTACACCGGCATCACCGGAGTGGGCACGCTTGCGGCGGGTACGTGGAATGCCTCAACGATTGGTGTAGCCTACGGCGGCACCGGTATCACGTCCTACACGGTGGGCGATCTGCTGTACGCAGACGGGGCGACTTCTCTGGCCAAACTGGCTGACGTAGCCACTGGCAACG